AGGGATATCATTGCTTGGCTTTGTCACTGTAATGAATATTCTGACTGGCAAAAGTTGATTATCTCTAACGACAAAGACTTTATCCAGCTATGTGATGACAAGACAGTCTTGGTTCGCCCCGGTAAAAACGAAGAGGTCCTGAATAAGAACAATGTCTTAGAGCAGTATAATATCCACCCTCGTAATTTTGCTTGGGCTCGGGCTATCACGGGAGATAAATCAGACAACCTCGAAGGAGTTAAAGGTCTTGGCTTGGCGACTGTGGCTAAAAGATTTTCTTTCCTTTCAGAAAATCAAGACTATACGCTTAAAGACATTATGACGCACGCAAAAAATAATAATTCTAAAATCAAGGCTTATCAGAATGTTCTGGACAGCGAAGAAATAATTGCGTCAAATTACGAAATTATGCAGCTATATACCTCTACCATATCGTCACAGGGAGCAAACAAGCTTAAATATGCGATTAAGAACGACGGGGTTGATCTCAATCGCTCGCAAATTAGAAAAATGCTCTTAAAAGACGGAATTGGTACTCTAAACATAGATGATCTAATGTTGATGTTGAGTTCTCATAAAAAATAATGAGGATTTCTTACACATTTTATTTTTCTGTGTATAATGTTTTACGATCACGAGGTGAACAATGACTGAACATCAAGTTGAAACAGAAACTTTCAGCAAGTTCGGCAAAACCTTCCAAGAAAAGCTAGTAAAAACTATTCTCTTTGATCGCAATTTTGCGAATCAGATGGAGGAAGTGTTAGACACCAGTTACTTGGAATTAAAATATCTACAAGTTTTCGTAGACTTAATGTTCCAGCACAAGAAAGACTATCCTCATCCGACCTACGAAGCGATGGTTTCAGTAGTACGGACCCAGACTGAAGATTACTCCAGTAGTATTATTAAGCAAGTCATAGATTTTTTAGCTCGTGTTAAAAGCAACTCTATCGGAGACGAGGACCAAGAATATGTAAAGGAGAAGTCTTTAGACTTTTGCAAAAAACAAAAGCTCAAAGAGGCTATTCTTAAGTCAGTGGGACTGCTTCAAAACCAGAGCTTTGAACAGATTCAGAAAGTTATTAATGATGCTATGAATCTTGGTGCTGACAATGATCATGGTCACGATTATCATAAGGATGTTCTTGACCGTTTTGAGCTTAAAATGCGAAACCCTACTTCTACTGCTTGGGATGAGATTGACAATATTACCAAGGGTGGTTTGGGCAAACGAGAATTAGGCGTTGTCGTCGCTCCTACGGGTGCCGGAAAATCAATGGCGCTAGCTCACCTTGGCGCAATGGCAGTTGTTAAAGGTAAAACTGTAGTTCATTATACCCTAGAGCTTGCGGACACTGTTGTCGGTCAGCGTTACGATTCCTGTATAACCGGAATCAGACTTCAGGACCTAATGTCTATGAAAGAATCTATCCTGGGTGTTATTGAGCACATTCCAGGGCAACTTATAATTAAAGAGTATCCCACAAAATCCGCTACGACTCGCACTATTAATATTCATCTAGAAAAGTTACGTCAAAAGGGTATTGAACCCGATATGATTATTGTAGATTACGCCGATCTCTTGAAGCCCTCACCGACAGGATTTAAATCTCAAGAGTTGCGGCACAGTCTCGGAAATACTTACGAAGAGTTGCGTGGGATTGGACAAGCATGGGACATTCCTGTGTGGACCGCCTCTCAGACAAACCGCAGTGGACTTAACGCTGAGGTGATTACTATGGAAGCTATTAGCGAAGCATTTAACAAGTGCTTTGTAGCCGATTTTATTTGTTCCATTTCTCGCACGATGGAAGACAAGACTGAAAATAAAGGACGTATGTTCGTCGCCAAAAATCGTAACGGTATTGATGGGATTGTCTATCCTATGGAAATTGATACCGCCAAGGTTCACTTGCGTGTTTTACCTCCAGATGAAGACTCTTCGATTGATGCGGTGGTTATGAAAACAAAAGCAGAGCAAGACGAACACTTGCGGCAAAAATATAGAAAGTTTAAAGAAGAAAGAAGACAAAAAGAGCAAGCAAAAAAGCAAGCTCTGGGTAATGATAATAATCAACAAGGAACTCAAATAGCATGAACACAATAGATATATCAACTCACATACTCTCTGACATTACGGTGTATATGAAATACGCTCGTTACTTGCCCGAAAAGAAGCGTCGGGAGACTTGGGACGAACTCGTGACTCGCAACCTAGAGATGCACGTCAAGAAGTACCCAGAACTTAAGGGTGAAATTATTGAAACATATAAAAATGTTTTCGATAAGAAAGTCTTACCATCAATGCGTTCAATGCAGTTTGCTGGTAAGCCTATTGAGATTTCACCTAATCGAGTTTTTAATTGTGCTTATGCTCCTGTAGATGATTGGCGTGTTTTTGGGGAGATTATGTTTTTGTTACTGGGCGGCACTGGCGTTGGATACTCTGTCCAGAGGCACCACGTTGATGAACTCCCAGAGATTCGCAAACCCAACCCAAACCGAACACGGAGGTATTTAGTAAATGATAGTATTGAAGGATGGGCGGATGCCGTTAAGTATCTTATCCGTAGTTACTTCTTTGGTGGCTCAAAGCTACGATTTGATTTTAGTGATATTCGCCCTAAAGGTGCTCGCCTTGTAACCTCGGGAGGAAAAGCCCCAGGACCCCAGCCGCTAAGGGAGTGCTTAGTCAAAGTGGAGGGTGTGCTTGCTGAGAAGCAAGATGGTGACAAGTTGTCTGCCATTGAAGTTCATGACATCGTGTGTCACATTGCTGATGCTGTCCTGGCTGGCGGCATCCGCCGTGCTGCTCTTATCTCTTTGTTTTCCGCAAGTGATAATGAAATGATCTCAGCTAAGGCGGGCAACTGGTGGGAGACCAATCCACAGCGTGGACGAGCCAATAACTCTGCCGTGCTTTTGCGGCACAAAGTAACAAAAGAATTCTTCTTAGATTTGTGGAAGCGAGTGGAGGCATCCAACGCTGGTGAGCCTGGTATTTACTTATCCAACGACAAGGACTGGGGAACCAACCCATGCTGCGAGATTGGACTTCGACCCTTTCAGTTCTGTAACCTGACCGAAGTAAATGTCAGCAATATTAAAGACCAGCGAGATCTTGAGGACCGTGTTCGTGCCGCTTCCTTTATCGGAACTCTTCAGGCTGGCTATACAGATTTCCACTATCTCCGACCAGTCTGGCAACGAACCACAGAGAAAGACGCTCTTATCGGCGTGTCGATGACGGGCATTGCTTCTGGTCGTGTGTTACAAGATGACATCGATCTGACTGCTGCTGCAAATGTTGTTAAGGAAGAAAACGCTCGTGTCGCCCAGTTGATCGGCATTAATAAGGCTGCCCGCACAACTTGCGTCAAACCAGCAGGAACAACCAGTCTAGCACTTGGCACTTCCAGCGGCATTCACGCTTGGCACAACGATTACTACATTCGCCGTATCCGTGTCGGAAAGAATGAACCAATTTACTGGCACCTCGCCATTCACCACTCAGAACTAGTGGAAGATGAGTATTTCCGCCCGCACGATACAGCCGTGATCTCAGTTCCACAGAAGGCACCTGAAGGCTCTATCTTCCGCACCGAAAGTGCTTTCCAGCTTTTGCGGAGAGTAAAGAAAATAACTACTGAATGGGTTAAGGCTGGACACCGATCGGGACAGAACGGACATAACGTGTCGGCAACTATTTCATTGCGTGAAAATGAGTGGGTAGATGCTGGTGAGTGGATGTGGGATAATCGAAAAGCCTATAACGGTCTCTCAGTTCTTCCCTACGATGGTGGCTCTTATCGACAGGCTCCTTTCGAGGATTGTACTAAGGAGCATTATGAAGCGATGGCCTCTAAGCTGGCCTCAGTTGATCTTACCAAGATCGTAGAAGAAGATGATAATACTGATCTTAAGGGTGAAGCAGCTTGTGCCGGCGGTGCTTGTGAAATCACTTAAACGGAAACAAAAAATATACTATAATACACATACGTTAAGGAACTAAGATGAAACCTTTAAACCGCAGACTACTTATAGAGATTATTAAAGAGGAGGAACATCAAGGAGCTTTCTTTATTCCGAAAGAAGAGAAAATAGAAGAGTTTGTACCCGCTAAAGTAATATCTTGCGCAACAGACTGCTCTCAGGATTACACTGGTCGAACCGTTGTGCTCCATTCTTTTGGTATTGAGAATGTGAAAGTACGAGGAGAATCCTATACTTTTATTGGTGAGAACCACTTGATTTGTGCTGAATAGATGAATATATTTAAACCGTGGCGTAAATTTCTTATACAAGAAGCTGGTTTCAACCGGATTATTAATATTTTAAAGGGTGGTGTTGCTTCTGTCAACTCGGTCGGTTTTCTCACAGGAGAGAACCCTATGGCTCAAAAAATGTCATCCAGAGAGAACCGGGAACTTAACAAAGAGTTGATGTCTTGGCTGCGTGACCGTGGCTATGGACCCATCCGTATCCGTGGTAAGTTTGGAAACAAAGAAAGATCTATGATGATCCCCAATATTTCTAGACAGGATATGGTAGAAGTGGGACAATACTTCAATCAGGAATCTGTTATCTGGGGAAAGAGAGCCGAAGAAGACAGGTTTATCTTTGAGTACATCGAGGGCGACGAGACCATTCAAAAGCGTGATGTTGTTTTGTTTGACGAAGATGTTCAGTCTCGTGAGGATTTCTACTCCCAGGAGCGTCAATCAGCAGGACGTAAATTTTATATTCCTTTCTTTGATGATGAATATGAAATGGAAGAGAGTCAAACCTCTGAGTATGACCTGCCTCCTCTTTCAGAGAAACAGTTTAATAAGCACAAGGATCTTATTCAGGAGATCAACCGCCGAATTGATCTTTCTTTGGATGCATTAAGAACCGAGAAGTCTCGCTGGCAACAACGACAGATTGCCCGCTTAAGACTTCGGGAACTAAAGAAGAAGCTATGAGTTCATATGAAAAAGACTTCCGCAAGTTCTTAACCGAGGCAGAACTGGGACAATATGTTGATGGTGATCAGATCACCTTATTCCATTATACCAACTACCCAGAAGATTCTTTGGTTTTAGATCCTGAATATAAAAAAAGCTATTACTCATCTAGAGAGTTTGAGATTGCTCAGACGCCCAGAGTGTTTTTTTATCTTGACCCAAAACAGAGGGAGACTTTTTTTAGAGCAGGAGTTCCTCTGTTTAGCACCCAAGTAGATGCTAATAAGATCTATGATTTTAAAAACGACCCCGAGGGATACATAGAAAAAAACAGACATCCAGTTTACGGCTTAAGGAAAGGCGAAGAATGGAATACACTATTAGAAGACATCCGAGAGGATTACGACGGAATATTTTATTCTACTAATAGATTTGATGTGGTTGCCTGGTTTCAGCCCATCGAAGTCAATAAGGTTCCCAAAGAGGAGCAAGCTCGTCTGGAAGGCGAGTAGAAAGGCAGACAAATGAGATTAGATAACGATTCATTTAGTATTGATGTAGGTACGTTCGTGATGAACAATCATCATGGGCTCTTGAGAATGGGAGTGGTGGAATCAAAGCGTGAGGACGATAACGGCTGGACTTATTTCAAAATAAATTTCCTAGAAGATGAAATATATCAGTACAATAAAACGTTTCATAGTGAGATCTCTGGAAAAGACGAGTTTCAGTACGAGCACAGGATCGACCAAATTAAAAAAGTCAATCCTCAGTGGCTACAAAATGTTATAAATGCCTACGAGGAAATTAAAAATGACTGAAGAAAATAAAAATATAGAAGAAGTTGCCGATGACTTAATCCCTAAGCCACCGCCAAAATTAGCTCCAAGAGGAATTACTAGCTTCACTGTCTATCGACAACAAGATGAGACAGGGGTATCTGGTGAAGGTGTTGTTATTGAGGGTGTTGTTATGGCAACGGGACAATGTGTTGTTCACTGGCTTTATCCACCACCTCGGGGAGGTATCGCTGTATTTGATAGTATGAGTGACTTCGTTAA